GAAAGATTCCACTTACGCATCTTAGCTGCGAAATCTGCATTCTGATCTGCTTGGGTTTCTGCCAACAAGGCATTCACACATAGCTGGCCCAAAAGAACAGGAACGCTATTCTTAGCACCATCTTGCGTAATTAATTCACCCTTGTGGTCAAATAGTTTTCTATTCACGAATAATTTCATGTTCATTCTCCTCAGATTTAATACGTTGTTCATTTACTGGGTTTTTTATACCGCGAGTGGATCTCTTCGCAAACTGATTTAATACGCTGAAGCTCTAAACCCCCAGCTTTAATTGCGGCTTTTAACTCTTCTCGAGAAGGACGCTCTTTTTCTCTTAGCTGCTGCCAGTTAGAAAATACTTCAATCCCCTTAGTGATCGATTCCCTAGCTTGCGCTCTCTTCATCTGCACATCTTCTGGAATGTCTAGTCCGGTTTCCTGCTTGCGGGTCACGAACCAATCAGTTTCAGCCAAATAAGATCTAGCCGCCTCATTAGCCTTCTCCTGCGCATTGCTAACCTCTAACCAGCTTTCTTGAAACTTCTCTTTGGCTTCTAGCGTCTTCTGTAATTCCACCGCATCAAGCCTCAGAGTCTCGATCTCAGCAATGATAGAGTCATACTCAGCCTTAAGCTTTTCTTCTAAAGGAATGGCCTTCTTGGCGGCCTCATCCCTATACTGGTGCTGCCTCTCCTTGTAGTAGTCATCTAGCTTGCTTAAATTGTTCTTCTTAATCCCAGCTAATCGCTCTTCTTCTTTAATGAAAGCATCAAGAAGCTCCTGCGTTGGGGGCTCATCTTTTGTTAAGAATCTAATTCCGGCATAGGTGCGATCTTCCATCACATATGGAATGTGTGGCAGGTACTTATCTAAAATGTATGCATAACTAAATTTGCTCATTTATCTTCCCCTTGCACTTATCCAAGATCTCTTTAAGATCTGCGGAAGAGGTACAGTAATAACCCCTTGCCTCACTAAATGGTTTTACCTCATTAGCCTGTTTTCTAACAAGACCTTTAGTTGGCTCTAAAAAGTAAATCTTAACGGCACCACCAGTGCAAGCTACAATGTCCTGGAAATGGGCTTTAGACTCGCAGAGATATCCACGGGCCTTTTCAAAGGGAAGAACTTCTTTAGCTTGTAAACGAACGAGGCCCTTATCGGGCTCTAAGAAATATACTTTAACATTCCCAGGAACCGTCCCGCAGGAGGCTAAGAGAAAGCAAAGTATAATTAAACGATTCATTTTCCGTTTATCTCTTTTTCAATATCAGATGTGTCGCCGCCAGTTTCTTCAGCCTTATCAAGGGCCGCACGAACTCGCTTTAGATTATCAAGAATCTCTTGCGCCACCTTATCCTTGTCAGGAGTAGGCCCCCAGAAGATCTTTAAGACCTCCAATATGATGGGGCCAACCAATGACAATAAACTTAATAGGGATCCCATTAGGCCTGTGGCTTACCAACGGCAGATGCCAAGGTACGGTAAATCAAATCAAAGATGCCGCTCGACTTGATGCTCGGGATAAGGGCCAACACTTCCGAAATGGCAAATAGGGCACCCAAGATAACTGCTTTATTTTCAATAATGAATTGCATAAAAACTCCTTTTAAAGATTGTGACAGAGCTTTTACTTATTGTCTAGGTGTCGCATCTCATATACGCGCTGGTCGATACGATAAAGAATAACCTTCATTTCAGACAATTGCCTCTGAACCTCGTCGTGCCTCTGATCTACATAGGACGTTAGATTCTTTTCTTTTTCAGCCAAGGCAGACTGTGTGGCAAAGGTTCCAAGAAGATATAAAATAGCAACGGTTCCAAGGCTTGCAGCCCAAATAAGAGCTTCAAATTGTTTAAACCAGGCGCCCATATAAACAATGTAACAAATGTTTATCTAATAGAAAAGCTATGACGTAAATTGGGCGATTATCTCCCAAGCGTTTCTTTCATAGTTGTATGTAAAAACATCGCCATTGGATTTGAAGAGATACATTTTTTCTTCATGCTTAATAATTTCAACAATCATGAAATCCTCCTTTTTATGGTACGCAGGTGCAATTTAATTGAGCCGCCCCGTTATCCGTTGCGCTGGCATCGGTATAAAATCTAAAACTCGTTGATGTTGGGTTTCCGTTTAATCCGGTCGGGCTAGATAAGTTTATATATTCAACAATCGAACACACGGGAGCCTGAGAGCATCTTCCCGAAGTAATATTCATTGTGTAATCTCCGGTGCCAGTTCTAGTTATGCTGGCCACCGTGTCGGAGTTTCCAGACGAATCATATTGGCGGTTCAATGTGCAGGGAGAGCTAGAGCATCCAGTGCCCTCGGTGCCGCCGCTGAAAACCACGTTGAAAATTCTAAGCGACCCCCCGCCGCCAACTCCAAGGTTCGTAAAATTTAGTGCCGAGTTAGCAGCGAAAGTATTTGCTGAAAGTAAAAGTAAAAATAAATATTTCATGAAAACCTCTTAGTAAAGTCTAACCATCGTAATTGTTTGAGAGCCAACGTATACCCCGTTTAAATCTCTTCCAATTCTGCAATCGGTATTTCCACCCGATTCCATCTTTCCGCGAATGTCGATTGTGTGAGCTCCCGCCGAACCAAACGTTATTGTGGAGCTCATTGATGGGGCTATCGTTGCTTGGGATCCGCTCATAATTTGCATATCTTCATTCGACGTAGTTGTTCCATCCGAGAATTGGTAATAACAAGCCTTACCGTTTGAGTTAATATTCCCAACAGCGCCCGTGTATGTGATTTGATAGGTTCCAGCGGGAACACTCGTGGTAGTAAAACCGGCCACATTGGTTCCGGGAGTGGAAAACGTGGCGCTTCCATTTGTTGGTGTGTAAGTGCAACCCGTTGAAGTTCCAAGAGCCGCATATGTCGTGGAAGTTGTGTTAAAATTTCCACCTGAGCAGCCGGAAATTTTCATGATACCAACCAGCCCATAAGTGGTGCCAGCCGATCCACCAATGATCGCCGCACGAGAGGAATCAAACATCCTTAATGTAGTGGAAGATAGGGCAACGCCAACAGGCTTGGATACTTGGCCCACTGTGCTTGGCTCGGTAGCGGTCATGGTTCCGGCACTAGAAGGAGAAAGGAAGTAAACCGTTCCGTCCGTTAATCCAGAAAGGCCCGAAACATATCCCGAATAAGTTAGCACTACTGTGTTGGCATCGGTCACGGTTGTGACCATTGCGATTGACTCTGCCGCCGCCGCACTTGTGGCGATTGCTTTTGTCCAAGTAGATCCGTTTAGATATAGAATATCTCCCACCGAGAATCCGTGGGAAGTGATCGTTGTGCTTTTGAAAACAGAATCGCCACCGGATCCGCCACCAGAGTTTTGATCCTTTTGAAACGTCCAAGGGCCGCCAGATGTGCTGTTGCTAGTTACATAAAGAGTGGCATATGTTGGCGCTCCTGTGCTTGCGGCCGCCAATGTGCCAAGAGTAAATGCAGAACTATTTTGCACTGTAACTGCCGCACTCGATTCATTTACAAGCGTGTACCAATATCCGGCTCTCAATGTGGTTGCATCAGGAAGCTTGATCGTCTGCGCAGTAGATCCAGTAATCCTCTGCACCTGCGTAGAAGCCGCATTCATAATAATTGCGCTAGCCGTTCCAACCTGCGAAGTGATGTCGTGCTTTATCCCTCCATACTGCCATGTTGCAGAAAGGGCCAAGCTAGATAAGAATAAACCAAGTAATGTCTTAAGGATCATAATGCTCCAATACAGCCCATAGACCCACATAGTTTGCGGTATCTAGGGCATCGTTCCATTCAACGGTAAAACCAGTTGTAGACTGCGCTATCACGTTCCACGCTCTCTGCGCAGGAGTGGAATCAGTAGTGTTCTTAAATGCCCACACAACAGTATAGTTCGCATTGGCTCTTGCTGTAGCAAAGGTAATCGCCTTTGTTGTTGTGCTAATAGACAGGGCGACTGTCCCTGCTTTTCCAGTATTAGGATTCGTCCATGAAAGTACACCGCTTCCATTATTAATGAGAGTTGTGCCAGCCGCGCCCTGAAGTAATGGCAAGGTCATTGTATAGCTTGCGCTAACGACACCCGCATTTATTGTAACTGTATTTGTTCCGGCTCCTGGATCTTCCAAAACAAGAGCATCTTTAAGAAGCAAACCAGTTGATGTTAAAGAGGCCTTAAGCGTTCCACCTAAAGAGAAACCAAGCTCGTCAGCATTTGGAAAATACACTCCCGTGTTTGTATCGGTGTATCCTGCAAAAGATGGAAGTGCTGCGCTACCAACCGGAGATCTAAAATGCCCATCTTGGCCAACAGAAGAAACGGGATTTCCAAAATCAGACTGATTGCTCCACTGAGTTAGATCAACGCTTTGTCCCGTTGTGCCGGAAACCAGCAATGTCCTGTGCCCAGCATTTGCATTAGAAAATCCCCACTCATATCCTATTTGGAAATAACCATATAACTGCCCAAATCCAGAATCATAAGGGCGAATATATGCCGGAGTCGCGCCACCATTTGTAGACACTCTAATTTCAGGAACGCCGGAGGGGCCAGCGGGAAGGATTGCCCATCCATTTGCCTTATCCGTTCCAGAACCAGCATTAAATTGATCTTTGTTATTTTGATAAACACAAAGACCATTTATGGAAGAAGAAGAAACCGGAACTATAAAGTTAAATGGAGCATTAAAGGTGGTAACAGACCCCTGAACACCAGCAACAATCTTTTCTGCTGCTTGATCGGCAACAATAATATTGCCCTTGGTTGCATCGCTCGTGCTTCTAAGAGTTAGGCTTCCAGAGGCAGATTCACTTCCATAAAGAATGGGGCTAATTAAGCTTGTGGTGGCCGCAAGTGTGCTAGCAACAGATACTCTTCCAGACGCAAGTATTCTCATGGCTTCAGCAGCAGATCCTGCGTTTGATGTGTAAAAGGCAAGATCTCCAAGTTGCGTAGTTCCAGATCCTGTATAAATAGCATCAATCTTGGCAATTGCCGCATTTGTTGAGTTGTATCTAGCAAAGAAATTTAAACGAGCGGCGACATCGTTTGTTGCAAGATCAGCATTAGAGGTTCTAGCTGCAGAAAACTTAAGCTCAGGAACTCCACCAGTAAACTGAGATTCAACTGTTACAACGGGAGCCGCGCTTGCTTTATAAACATGAAGATCCGTTGATGGTGCGTTTGTCCCAATTCCAAGACGATTATTCGATGTATCCCAAAACAACTCTGCTTCAGAAGTAAATGTAGTTGATCCATCGCCAATCAAAACCCGTCCGGCAGTTTGAGCAACAAATCCAAGATTTAATCTAGCCGTAGCGGCGTTAGAAAGATCAGAAAGGTTTAAGCCCTGATTTAAATACTGCAAATCAAGATAAACAGTTCTTGCCTCTGTAACGAACTGAGGAGCAAGCTCTAAGTCGGTAGGAGTGTCTGTGCTTTGAAAGGTATAAAGATACCAAATCCTAACTCCACCTTCACCAACCGCAGGAGTTCCATCAAGGGTAACGGCTGCCGCAGCATGAGAAGAAACGCTTACAAGGTTTGCAGGAATTTCCGTAACAGAATTATAAATAGGCAAACCAGTTGTCTTGGTAACAACAGCCGAGCTATTAACAATTTTAGCAGCATCAAACGTGATTCCACTTCCGTTGCTATTTCCAGTAATCGTTAAGCTTGGGCCTGATCCAGCAGCAAAGTCTTGGTAAAGCCAAACTCTGGCCAAAGAAATGCCAACACCACCGCTTGACGCACCAACCCAAGATCCGCTTCTACCAAGCATCTTATGCCGCCTCTGTTATATAAGCAGTTCCGTTAGCCGTATTTCTAACGATACTTGCCTTGTAAAGAACGTCTCGTTTAAATGGCAGTCCAACAAACGCTTGGATCCCACCAGGAACAAAGAAAGAAGTTCCGCTTGATCCGCTAGAGATAGCAGCAGCATTGTCGCTAGAAGTAGATTCTTTCAAAAGAACCCAGCAATCCGTTGTGCAGAAAATGGAAATCAAAGTTGTTCCCTGAGCAAACGCAAGAGTGTCTGCTGCCGAGTTCGTGTAAGCAAGAACCTGAGAAAGACCAGGAACTACAGCCTGAAAATATGGTGAGTTTCTATCTGATACTGCTGGTGTACTCATTGTTCTTCCTCATTATCTTTTCTTCCAATTGCTTGCAGGATTGATTGTAAAACAGATTCTCTTGTTCCGGGAGGGGTAACTCTGCTTACTTGATTATATGCAGAACCAACTCCTCTTTTTCCTGTTTTGTACAATGCGGCCGTACTCTGCAGCGGCCTTGTAAGCTCAATTGGAGTTGTTTGTGTTTGCTTAACGTCTCTAATTATCTTCCCAAGATTAGATAGCTTTGATCCAGACAAAGTATCAAGCTCTTGAATAAGCTGTCCCTTGTCTGGATTTTTAATTGGATCCGGAATAATTGTGGCAATCGGACTTCCTTCAGAAGAAGACCTAATTGTGTTTCTAATATTTAAAGCTCTAGACATTGGCTCGTTTAACGCTCCATATTCTGGAGTAAGGTTTCTGAGCTTTTCCCTTATTGTATCTGCTGTAAATTTTGCGCGATCTTCTGTGGCGTTTGCGCCAGTATTGTACGGGCGAGATTTTGCGTATGTTGCTCTTTGATCAGCATACTGCTTTATTTTTTGCGCCAATTTTGCATTAACGTCTCTGCTTCCAGACTCTGCTTGTTTTCTTTCAATTATATCAGCAAGCGTATCTAATCCACCCTTTGCTCGAGGAGCACCACTAAGCGCTTCTCTTCTAAATCCACGAAGAGTATCTGGGTTTAAACTAATTTTTTTATCCTTAAGAATAAGGTTAATTTTTGCAGCATTAGGAGCCACTTCTTTTTGCATCATTGACTCAATAGCAGAATCAATCATTTCTTTAACCTTAGAAGAATAATTTAATTTAGGATCATTAAGCTGTTTAGCAATAGAAGAAGCCTCTCCAGCGTCTTGAAGATATTTACCAGCAGAACCAAAAGCACCACCAAGAACAATTCCGGTACTTGCATTTTGTGTTCTAGATCCTTTTTCTCCAGGATCCATTAATCCGCCTTCAATGGCTCCAGTTGCAGCACCAGAAGCAAATCCTGGCTCTGCAAGAGTCCCAAGATATGGAAGGCCCTTAGCTAATCCTAATGTTTTTGCAATAGCAGCAGATGGCCCAAGACCACCAATTATTCGTCCAAGGCTTGCTGGAACTGGATGTTTTTCTGCGGCATCTATCATGTTCTTTGGAAGAACACGATTTATGTAGCCACCAGTAAATCCCTGCATCATCCCAACTGGAATGGCACCAAGAGTGTCTTTTGTTTCTCTGCTATATCCGCTAAATTTTGGTATCTTGGTAAGATCAAATCCACCAGGAGTAGAAGAGGGTGGAAAAAGATCTTCTACGTTTGGTTCTTTTGGCACCTTTTTTTGATCAAACAAATCATCTAGGGAATCACTCATTATATCCCTTTCCATATTTGTTCTTTAAAAATGCATCAACCTTTTGCTTTTGAGACTCAACCATTCTAGAAACAGATTGCGTTGTAGCTTTTCCTTTTGCCATTTGTTCCTGAAGGCCAGATCTAAATTCTTGCATTTTTTGCCTTGCCCTATTTAGCTCTTGCTCATAACCAGAATCAGCAGATGGCTTTCCGCTATTAAGAGAATCCGATCTCTTTTTCATCATCTGATCTATTTCACCAACGGGGCCGCCGCCCTCTTTAAACTTAGAAATTAGGCCACCATCAAATCTAGCGCGAACAGAAGACTCCGCTTCTTTTAATCCCTCGGCATATAAACGAAGTCCATTTATTACGTCTCGCTCATTTCCACCAGGCTGCATACCAAGAGCAATAAGGTTTCTTCCTTCTTCAGACTTACTAACGGCCTGACCGGAGTTGTTTCTAATTTGCGTGTTTGCTAAAACCTGCAAGGCCTGCTGAACCTCTTCACCACCAAAAGATTTTGTTGCAATACTAGCAGCAGCAGTTCCAAGAATTGGAATAGATCTTAGGGCATTTGTTCCATATCCAGGAAGTTTATCTGTGTTTGGAGATTTAGAAGAAAGAGCCTTTGTAATGTCATCTATTTTTCTTAAAGCTGGAAGGGCCGCACTTATGCCAGTTTTATCGTATGCAACACCAAGCTTTTGAATGTTTTTTTCGTCGTCTTCTTTGTTTCTTATGTCTGTTCTTACGGTAAGGGCTTTTTCTCTTTGGGCCTGACCAATCATTGCCTTTAAAATAGAGTCTTCAGATGGGCGCAATGCTCTTTGAAGTTTTGCGGCCGTCTGTCTAGCAACAAGACCGTATGCTTCTCCACTTTTAATTCTATCTGCCGCTTCATAAACCGCTGGATCCACATCTGGACTTGGTTTTGTTGCAGACACGGGCTGAGGTCTATACGATCCCTGAATCATTTCTTTCAAAATAGAAGAACGAATAGAACCCTGGAAATCAGCAGGAATGCCAAGCTTTTCTCTAAGATTTGGTGGCAAAGAGTTTACAGGAACCTGTGGATCGGTGTCTTTGGCCGCCTGAGCAGTCATCATCTCTTGAATCTTTGCTCTCATCATTGGAGATGGATTAAAGTCTTGAACAACTTCTGGCTGAGCTGGAAGCTCTCTGTCGGCAACGGTTGGGCCAACAACAGGACGATCTTCAAAGTTTAATTCTTGCTTTACTGGCTGAATAGAAACACCAGGAACAATTGGCTTTGGCTCTCCAACAAACTCAGTTTTATCTTTTGGCTTTAAAAGAGGCTGTGGCCCAGAAGGCATATCCATTGATTGTGGGGCTCTATCTGTTGCCTGTAATCCTGCGCTAGCATTCCTAGCGGCTTCTGCTTCTGCGGCTTTTCTTGCTCTCTCAACGGTAATGTTTTTATCAACAGCAACCATTGGATCTGGAGAAGGAGGCGTAGCAGGATTCAATACCTTTTTAAAAAACTGAGGAACATTGGACTCCATTGGGCCTTGATCGCGCTGAATATTATCCTGGTTTTCTTCGTACCCAGAAACGTAACCACCCTGAGCCGCAGAGGGCTTCATGTATCCACCCATCTTTAAAAGGGCAGCCTCTTGTGCTGCAAGCTGCTGAGTGGCCTGACGATAAAGCTCGTCCTGCTTAAACTTGCGGCCCTCCATAAAGCCTGAAACAGGCCCATCAGAACTTGGTGTATAAAATTGTATTGCCATTATGCTATATCCCTAAATTTACCAAAATCATCGCCAGCCATTGTTGTAGAGTTTCCATTTGATCCACCCTTAAACATTTTCATAATGCCCTTCATTGGGCTTGAATCTTCTTGTTTCGGATAAACGATCCCCTTTGGGGGGCTACTTTGTTGTTGCCCAAGATCACCTATGGCTTGAGAATAAAGCTGTTGGCGCTGCTGCACGATAGGATCTTCGCTCTGCTGAACGGGAGAATACCTAGACTCAATGGGAGCATTTGCTTGCCACATAATTACCCCAATCCAATAAGTGATCCGGCCTGCTCAAGCGTTTTTCCAAACTTTCCAAGCTGGCTTTGTCTTGCGCTTGTTGAGTTTGTCATATTTAAGTTAGCCTGAGCCATCTTATCTTTTTGCTGACCAAGTTGAGCATTAGAGCTAAGTGTGCTTTTTGCTAAATCCTGGTTATATAGATTTCCTTGAACGCCCTGAATCTTTCCAAGGTCATTAACGCCCTGAGAGTATAAATCAGTGTATCCACGAGCTGTGGCTCTAGCATTAGCGTCAGCAAGCTGACCACTAGGACGAAGCGCCTGTTGAAGAGTTCCCGTTCCACCCTTGGCTCTTGCAAGCTCCTGAACCTGACCACCAAAAGAGCGATTCATGTCTTCTGCAAACTGAGACTTTCTTTGAGCAGAGTTATCGGCAAGACCAGCAAGTTGGGATCCGGCAGCAGATTGAATCTGGTTTCTCATGTCCTGAGTTCCGGCACCAGTATTGTAAATGTCTTTCATGGCTTGTTCGTAGTATCCATCATATTGATTGGGATTTACTCTTGTAGATTTTCCTGGAGCAAGACCAAGTGTTTCCGCGCCAAGAGAATACATATTTGCGGCGGCCCCACCAATACCACCAGTACTGCCTTCTTTGGCCCCCCAGTTTTCTTGTGTTCCACTCCAAAAATCATTAATTATGCCCATTATAACTCCCTAACAACTAGCTTGCAGCCACCCATGGTAAACGCAAAGTTCGGCACGTTTTCCGTTTGGCTTAATTTAACAGAATAAGTTTGAGTTCCGGCAGATGGATAATCGATATAGTTAAAATCAGAGCAACGATGAATGGCTCCGGTAGTGTCGGGATACCACTGAGACATAACTGTAGCGGATCCGTTGATTAAGAAAAGGTGCGCCTCTCCGGTTCCGCCAGCGGTATATAAATACCCATAATCGCCGCGACCAATGGTAGTAGCCACTGATTGAAGCTGAATCTGAACGGGTCTGCCAACGGTTGTGATCGTTGTGGATAGATTTGGAATTTGAGCTAGGGTTGTGGCACCAGTAACAAAGAATGTTCCGCTTCCATCCGTAAATTTAATATTAGACGCGGCTAGGTTTGAATTTGAAACACCAAGGTTAGCAATGTTCCCTGTTGCAATGTTTCCGCCATTAAGCCAGCTCGATATATAAGCCAGCTCTGCGTTTACCTTTGTTCCAACAGCCTTTGCTCCACCAGCATAGTCGGAGGCACCATAAGGCCTTGTAAAGGAAGTGGCAAATGCCAAGCTTGGGATAAGGCACAGAACAGCAATGTTAAAAAATCTTCTCATTGCTAACAATTCTACAGATTATGAGCTTTTAAGTCCACCCATCTGACGAAGAATTTCTGCAAGCTCGTTTACACGGGTGATCGTTTGGGCAAGTGTTGCGCCGCTAGATAAATCCGTTAAAGTCGTTGCTTCATAAACAATCTGATTTATGCGCTCATGCACATAATCAAGCTCAGAGTTGATCGTCTCGGGGTCATACTCTCTTGGCTGTCTAAGGCGTTTTTGGCCCTTCCTGGTGGTTCCAACATCGGGCTGCGCAATCGGAGTGGTTCTTTGCTCAAAACTACCCTTAGCCATTATCGACCCATCTTCACGCCCTCAATCGAAACCGACTGAAGGATAAACCCATACTTTGTGGGATCCGTTTCTTTGTTGATAATCCTAATCTGGAAAGTATAGCCAAGAGACTTAATGGGAACCTTGGAAACCGTCTCAATAAGACTAGCTGAAGCCCAATTTCCATCATCCCAAATCAAGTCACCATCGGCCGCCAAATCAGAAGAATACCAAGTGGACTGAGAGGCAACCACGTTCCAATCCTCAATCACAAACTTCTTCGATTCGTCGTAGTCCGGAATAATTTCAATATCAACAGTCCAGCTCTGTGCGCTCTTGGCCCTAATATATAGCCACTGAGCCCTCTTCTTATGCTGATCATCCCCAAAGTTAATCATGCCGCTAGTCCAGGTGGATTCAATCATCTCACCATTGAACAGCACCTGCGTTTCATCAGAGAAATCAGAAATTCTTCCAACGGTGGCGGATCCCATAAGATCCACAAGCTCACCATTAGAATCCGTATCCATTACTCGAGAGAGGCCTTCGGTTCCTTGAATAAAAGACCATTGCTCGCTTTCTAAATCAAAACAGAAAGTTAGATTTGGGGTAGTAGCACCATCTCCCACAACACAAGAGCAGTAATATCTCTGAATCTTTGGATCGTACCAAGAATAGAAGGTATCTGCGTATTGAGTCCTGATGTTATCAACAACATCTTGAATGTCGGAAGAGATCTTGTCTCCTTGTCCAATCTTACTGAACTGAACAAACCCAGAACGGTCAAGGCAGATTACTCCAGAGGGTGTTTCCTGAATGGTTCCTTCATTAATACAACCTTTTTGTGTATCCATGATTCTAAGAGTGAAATTATCAGGAGAGGAACCCGTAAGATAATATGTAGACTTATTTTTAAACACAAGAAGAGCAGTATCGCCCAATACACCAAGGCCCACCGTAGTCTGTCCATCGCCACGCCCAACCTCCCAAATATAAGGAAAATAATCTGGCTGATAAACTTCGGAACCAAACAAGATGTCGGAGAATCTATAAAGAGCCCTATCTGCCGCATCAGAGGTTCTTCCAAGATAATTAAATCCACCACACCTAGCCCCAACACCAAAAAGCTGATCTCTAAAAAATTTTGTTTGATAAAATCCTTTATTTACCGCTTCATTAAATGCTTCGGTTACATAACCAGCAACGCTTAAATTTTTCCAGGTTCTTTTCATTCTTGAGGTAGTAGGAAGAACATAGTTGTTTTCTGGTGGGCTTGTAAGAGGAAGGCTTGCAGTTACTGTGTTATCAATAAAATCTACACCATCTGCAATAAATGCATTGATGCTAACAATATCTGCTCCATTCTGTGTGCTGCTTCCATTTACCATTGGTACCGCTTTAAAAGAAGAAAGAGTAGATGCAGCTGCGCCACGATAAATCCTAAAGTGGGTTATTCTTGGATAAAACTGCCTATGCTTTGTTAAATAGGACGCAAGAGAAGAGTATTGAAATAAAGTTTTAAAAGTAGATCCATTTACTACTGGTATTCTTCCATCAAAAGATGTTTCAAAAATATCAGTCAATCCATCGTCTGTAATTAGCGCCCTTGTAACGGGAGACTCAGAGTTTGTTTCTGCATCAAAAAAAGAAATATAATAAGAGTAAGATCCATTGTTAATCGCTGGGCCGCCAGATGTACTTGTCGTAATAATAAGCGGAACAGTGGATCCATCTGGATAAGGATCAAAGTCAATCCCAAGGTTAGATCCATCAACCGTATAGTTAGGATAGTGTGGAGGATCTACGCTGATATCTCCAAAGTCATACACAGAATCAAGGGAGCCATCTGCTCGGTTAAGAAGGAACTTACAGTCCACTCCATTCACCATAAATTTTCTGTCTCTCCACGAAGAGTATTCAAGGCTTCCGTTAGAGGACAAAGAAGAGGTGAGCGTAGTAAATGTTTTTGATCCCTCAGAGTTTTCTACAGCAACAGAAAGATTTCTCTGCGCAATCGTGAGATTCTTAAATCTAGAAATAGATGTAATACCACCGCTCTCGGATCCCAATATCTCTGCATAAATCGTAGCGCCGTTAATTCTCTCTAGCTGCCCACGAAGGTGGCGAAAGTTTATTAACTGAAGCGCATCTTCAATCGTAGAGTTCTCAAGCGAATAGCCGGACTTCTGCCCCATGAACTTTGCTACCCTGGCTATAACTCTTTGATTAATACTCATTGACTCATTGTAAATCAGGCTTTAAAAGGGCGCAATGAATGAAACAAAACCAAAATATACTAGAAACAGTTACAACCGATTAGCAAGAAAGCAATATATAAAGGAATTTTGTGAAAAATGTTTAAGTAAATATAAATTGCAGGTTCATCACATAGACCACAATTGGTCAAACAATGCAAAATCAAATATACAAACTCTTTGCAGAAAGTGTCACATTGCTCATCACCAAAAAACCGGAGAAATATGGGCAAAAAATCTAAATAAAAAACCATGTAGGGTGTGCAATGAGCCATACAAAGACGGCTCATCTCGCGGGGACTTATGCAACAAGCATCGCCTAAGATTAAAGCGCCACGGATCTTTTGAGGACATGAGAGCCGCCAAAGAACAACCGTGTACAATTTGCGGAAAGACGCAAATACTTATTAAGGGCCTATGTAATTCCCATTATTTGCGCTTGCGCAGACACGGTGATCCGCTTGGTGGCGGAAAACCAAGATCAAAATCCTTCTAACTATCAGAAATTATTGAACAAAGGGGAAAGTTGAGGATCATAGTAACGATCCAAGTTATCGGACTCAAGAGGAGCCATGATAAGGCGCTCATCAATCTCAGACTTATCGTCACCGTAAGCTGCCTTAAGGCGCAACATACACTCCTGCATCTGCGCCTGAGAATCGCCATCGTCAATTTCTTTCCAGCCAATTGCCGTAGCCATTTCAATCACAAGATCAATCAATGGAGATGGCATTCCAGTTACCAACCGAATGTCGTCTGTGTCCGAGCCTAAAAGATTAATCGGCTTCACATAGTCATATTTTAAAGTGTAGGCAATGTCTGGAATTGGATACAAACCAATCTTTGGAGTATTTACCGTAGTCGTACTCCAGCCAGTTCTGCGCCAATAATATGGCGCTCCAGTAGCCGTGTTGTTTGGATACATGGATCTAAAATAGTTATCTTCAATTAGGCGAAGCTTACGTTGAATCGGAGTGCTTGTGTAAATGCTATTCACCTTTAAAACACCACTCAAGGAATACTCTTCCTGCGCTGCTACGGTGGTTAAAATTGCTCCATACTGATATTGAAAGCTCCAATAACCCAATTCTGAAAATCTCAATAAAGCTCTGTTTATCCATTTTTTTGCTTTGGCCTGTGTAATGTCAGAGGTGTCGCCAATATTTAAACAAACTTGATCCGCAATGTTTGCTAAAGTAAATAGATCGCCAGCACTCATTTTTTACCCCTATTTTCTTTTACTCTTTTTGCGTTTTTTAATTTGTCACAAATTTTGCATCTTCTATAATTTGGATTATATTTTCTAAAATAAGTATTTTCTTCATTAAACTCATGGCCATCTATGCAAAACTTTTTATTTTTATTTATTGTTGTTATGCCACTTCCAATAATTGTGTTTTGAGATGCTGTTATTTGCTGTAAATGTAATGGATTAACGCATGATCTATTTTTACACTTGTGATCTAAAACAAAACCACTAACAATTTTTCTGTTTGCTAAAAGCCATGAAGCCCTGTGCGCAAGAATTGTTTTATTTAGTTTATGCTTTGAGCTTCTTATTTTTTGCACAGAATAACCATCAGAATTTTTTGCGCCAACGTATTCCCAGCAAGAAGATTCTGACAAAATTACTTTTCTTTTAAAAAGATTAACAAAAGAATCAAACCCATAATAAACAATGCATTTAGCAGTTTTATCAAACTCTGCGGCTGTCAAAATGTTGGGCAAAACATATTCCATTACCCAATAGTATCAGATTCTTTTAAGGACTTCAGTAAAATGCAAAGGCTCATAATCCCAATAAGATAATGAGGCCCAAGCTGCCAAGGAAAGTTCGCCAAAGCATTTACAGAAATAGCCACAAAAGCACACTCTGCCGCTATCTGACTCTTCTTATCTCTTAGCTTTGGTCGCTCAAGAAACCTTCTGTAATATCGAAAAAACACATACAGAGCATAAGCCATAATAAGAATAGCAGGTACGCCAAACTCAAAAATGGCTTGAACATAATCGTTATGGGCTTGTATAAAAATACCCATTCCTTTTGTAGATGCTGGCTGAAAGTTCTCTGCAAAAAGAACGCGAAAAGATCCTGGCCCAAAGCCAAATAATCGCTGTCCATTCCACCACCCACTTAACGTAGCCTTCCATATCTCCGTTCTCCCATGAGAGAAAAATATCATCGCTCTTGGAAAAATAAGATAACCAACACTAAGAACAAGTACAGGAGAAAAAAGGAATAGTTTTGAAATGGTAATTCCATAGTTCCATCTTCTAGAACGAACTATAATTACCGCAAGCACCGCCGCCATTGTCATGCTGGATTCTGATGCTAGCGCCATCCCACCAATAAAAATAGAAATCAGCAAATAATCGTAGGCCATCGCTATACCAAAGCATATGGCCATAAATGCGCCATACTTAGTGGTCTGACCAAAGAAAGCTATGGGAAGAGTAGAATCAATTCCAGGCGCATAGTTAAATAGAGGATCCTTGCCTAAAATCTGCGTAATTGCATAGGCCCCACTAAACACACCGGAGGCAACAATGGCTTTGAAGATAATGCCCCTCTGCCACTCTTCGAGATCCACAAACCAAAGGGAAATGCCAATGGCCGCAACAAAATAGGCCCAAGCATATAACTGCATTGACCCAAAGCCGGAAAGCCATGTAGAGAAGGAAAACACACAAAAGATTGCGCCCATCAACGGGTGAAGCCGCCTAGATAGGTAGCAACCAAATAAGACTGCCCCTAGTAGGAAGACCGCTAACAACTTGGGCGGCTCAAGCTGCAGGTCAGGGTTGGGGTCGAAAGGGTTGCAAAAAAAAGGCAGGAGGAAAAACATTCCCCCCGCCAATAGCATGGACTTAAGCTTGTTATTCATTACTGAAGGTTTAGCTTAACTTTCAAATCAGATCCAGTGCCACTTGATTTTGCTTCCAAAGAAACAATTCCGCTAGTTACAGAAGCCGCGCAAGGAACCAAGATTCCCTTAACAGATGCTGCAGTTCCTACGCAAAGAAATCCGCCAACGGCAATTCCGCCAGTAGCATCATACTTTGCATAGTCAACATAACCACGGGTTACTAATGGGAATGCTGCGGTGTCTCCGGTTGCAACTGCGCGACCAGCAATACCTGCGATGAACGGGGTAGCTGCTGCTGCGTTGTAGGTTAGGGTGCTGTAACGAGAAACCTTATACAATCCAGTGTAAGAGTTCTCATCGTAGTACAAGCCATGTCCTTTAGAGATAGCATCCGAATAAAGGGCGGTTTCGCTCTTTACAGCAGATTTATACTCAGAGTCATAGGCACCAAGGTTTGGGTCATTTCCTTGAAGGGAAACATAAGCAAGCGCGTTGGCCGAAACCAAACCCGCAATCAAAATCACTAAATACTTTTTCATGTTAATTCTCCGTTTAAAGTTTATTTATTCTTGCTCTAAAACAAGGGGGCCGTAAAGACCCCCATCGTTATTACGAGGTTGGGATACCGATTAACACACCTTGGGCACGGCGATTGTCAGTTACAAACTGGCAGCGCGTGATGATGTGCTGAACGTTGGTATCTTGGTTAACGGGCTCTTTCACAGTAGAAGGCTCGAACCATCGGTGTCTGAAGCCCCATAGCTTCAAGTACTTGGTGTTGATTGCGTAGATAGCATCACCAGACAAGCTCTTGTCCGAACGAATAGCATCAACACGTTTTTCCATAACAAAGGGGATTCCTTTGAACATGAGAACTTCAAAACCAGCACGAGCAATAAGCTTCTCTTTGTCGCCCATATAACGGACCTGATTTACCATAGAGTTTTCTACGGCTTCAAATGCGTATTGACCGCCTAAGAGTAGGTTTGGCTTGTCTGTTCCGAAAGTACAGTCACGAATAAGCTTTCTGAGCTTTACGTTACCGCTTCCAGTTTGATCGGTTCCGAAAGAGGACAAGGCCAAGTTCTGAACCTGGTTTCTCCACCAGTTATTTGCCGCGGCATCAATTCCACCAAGAGCGCCAGAAGATGGGTTCGTGGTTGGGTCGTCTTTGATGATATCCATCAAGCCAAGTGGCTCTTTGGTGTTAGCATCTTTGGGAGACAAGAGCATATCGTTGACAGTTTCCTGCATTGATACTTTCAAGTTATCCATCATGCCTTTCATCAAATCGAAAAGCTTCTGGGCATCTCCTCGGTTTTTGTCGAGGCGCTCGTTATCCATGTTCACCGAACCAGCAATAGAACGCCAATCGTACTCTGCTGCTGTAAAAGGATCAGATGGGTTAATATCCAAGGTGTCGTATCCAGCATAGCCTTGAACGGTTAGGTTTTTAGCGTACATTAGAGGGCAGAAAATCTTCTCGCCGCCGTCTACGAGCTTAATACCTTCCGCGAAGTCACCTTCTGGGGTACGCATTTTGAACACGTTTGGAGCCAAATCTTTGTCGCCCAATGCGGCAAGCAAGATAAAGTCCTTGATGATGTTGTTTACAAAGTTCTTTTTGTAATACTTAATTGTTGACGCTAATAGCGAATTGTAACTTAGAGACATTTGTGTCACTCCGAGCTTGTGCCTCTATTGCTAGAGGCGGGTTATTATAACCCCTGTTCGGCTAACGCCATCGCAATTGCTTCTTCTGGAGTGGTGGCCTCTCTTGAGCTACCCAATCGATTAGAGTTTACGGTCTTGGAACGAGCTGGGAATTTCTTCGCCTTCTCTTTCATTTCCGACTCATATCGTGATCTAGCGGCTTTTTCGTATTGATCTCCAAACACAGCTAGAGCAGCAGCTTTGCCATTGCTATAGAACTTGTTTTCAACCATATACTCAAGCACCGCAGTTACTTGCTCTTCTGAGGCTTCTTGGCCAAAGATGGCTTTCACCTGTTCCTTAGCGGCACTCAACTGAGTATCAAGGTATTGGCGATTCTTTGCCTCAACCTGTTGGCTCTCCCACTGATCTAGCTTCTGCGTCTTCTGCTCGAGATAATTAATCTTTTGCTGAAGGGCATTGATTGTTGGAGCCACACTCTTTTGAATGTGCTGGAACATAGGATCATTCTTTAGGTAATCCGGAACTTCTTCTGCTTGGTAGGGATTATTGAGTCTGTCGATCTCTTGAGTCACTACCTGCGCTAGTTTCGGATTCTGCTGAAGAAGTGACTCCCACCTTTGAAGTTCATCTGCTTTCGCGCGATAGTCTTCCAGGGCTTTAAGTTCTTCTTTTCGAGATTGAGATTCCTTAGTCCATCGGCTTTGAATCTTGCTGTGATCTTTCTGCCATTTTTCGGCTTCAGATCTGGCTCGTTCAAATTCCTTGCGGTAACGCTCATCAACCTTATTCCAGTCGATCTCGTCTTCCTCTTCGGAACTTGCCTCTTGTTCTTCGGGCTCCTCTTCCTCTTCAACCTGCTCTTCTTCTTGTTCCTCGCCTTCCGTATCCTCAGTGGACTCTTCATCAGCACTGTGTTCGGTTAGCTCTCCGTTTTTATCGAATAACGATTCAAACTCTTCTTGGGTAACATTAGAAACATCAGGTCGCATTTGTATCCTTTCCAGCAGGTAGGGCTTGTGGCCATCTAACACTGTTGAGCATCAAATCACGCACAGGGCTTTAAACCATCTGCATATGACTCAATAAGTTAATTGTGCAGTATGAGACTACCTAGCGCAAGATGAATTGCAAACTTTTTTTAACAATGTTTGTGTTTTTTAACTAAACGGGGTGGTAGCCGTTTTCCTTTGTCCACTTTTTTTCGTGGTCGGGATCGTCAAATGTTTGACCAAGCCCTTCGTGGTAGAACTTTCCAACCTGTTTTCTTGGGGCCACTCGTGGGCGAATCTCATTGGACTCGTGCCCACACACGGAACACTTGAGCTTAAAATACTGCGCGGTCTTTCCCGGCTCCATTGTTGGCCCAAGATTCTCATGCTCTACCTGCTGGCACTTGGGCACAGAGGGACAACTAAAGTTCACGCAGTATCGCTTCATACTACTCCGCTCCCCATTTCTTGAAGATTACCTAGCACAGGAGGAAGACTAGGATTTCCGTTTGGATTTAAACCGTTATCTGCCATGTTTTTTCCGCTCATGTTCATGTTAGGCGGCGGAGGCATAGCACCGCCAGGAGCGGGCGGCATTGGGCCTTGTGGGGCTTGAGGGGGGGGAACTTGACCCAGGTGTCTTAGCATTTCTGGAGTCAGTTCAATTCCCGCTTGCTTACAAGCCGTTAATACAAGAGCATTCATCACAACGGGATCCGTAATTCTCTCTGGATCAATGTCTTTAAAGCTAATGGTTGGCTCAGGAGGAGGAGGCTGGGGCATCTGGTCTGGCGGAACCATTACATCTTCAGGAACCATATCAAGCTCTTTAGCAATCTTGCCCACAAGGTTTCTGCGGTTTACGTTTGGATCTCCATTCGTAATCTCTGCAAACTTCAAAAGCTGCTGCTTGCGAAGCGCTTCGTTCTTGTACTCCATGATTCCAGGCTCAATATCAAAATAGAACTCGCCCTTAATATCTTCTGGAGAAACAGTAAGCCACTCAATCCCTTGCTCACCAGCAATCTGAACCGCAAGGGGCTGACTCATGTTTTGTTGACAAAGCTGCGCAAGTTTCCCCGCGATCTCCACAACGTACTGCTCCCACGCATGAGAGCGAGACGATTTTCTTACCTGAGATCTTCCCTCAATAAGAGAAGCTTCTGTTGCGGTATCAGCAATAGATTGGTTCTGATACTCAAAAAGCCCAGAGACGTTTAACATATCGTCTTTAGACATCGTGTTGAAGTTAAACAAATCTACTGGAATCTTTGCGTCCTCAAGTGGTCGCATTGCATCTAAATTGTCTACCTTAACTGCTTCATCAGATCTTGCATTCACAACCTTGGCAACCGTGTGGCGATCACCAAAACTCTGGGTGTAAATGTATTTAGGAAGCGTGCGCTTAACGTGAATCTGAATCGCAGAACGGATTCGGTTCATTTCAATAATTTGCGCTTCATACGCCTTAAACTCGCTCCAAGTGTAGGGAACCATGCGATCCCGCTTAGCATCCAGAATGGCAAAAGGAAAAGGATCAGACTTGTATTCAATTTCATAGGGCCAATCCACTCCTTGATCGTCTTCACAGTTCAAGAACTTCTTATATCCCTTGGTAACAGAGAAAACTTTTCTTAAGTCTTTGTCCCAAATAGTAAAGATCTGAACCCACTCTTTGTCTGTGTAGTAGTCTTCTCGTCCCAGCCAGTTCTTTTCTTCGGCCGTCTCAATTGGATACGCTTGTGGCTTAACCTTCTTCTTAGCGTCTTCTGTAAAAAGGGGTGAGGCTAGGAAATCGTTGTAGGCCATTACATCCTCAATGCCAATCCAACGAACATCTTTTCTTCTTCTTTGATCTGGGTCTAAAAAAACAGTCCAAGGATCTCTACGGGTAACAAAGGGCTTATCCTTAATTACAATTGTCTGCGTCTTGGTTCCATCCGTTCCATCCTCTTTGGTATACTGCTCTTCTCTCTCTTCAACTTCGGTTTCCCAACCAAGCTCAACGCAATTATGCCCAAAGAATGAATCAAAGAAAGCGTCCTTTAATTCCTCATCTACAGCCAATTCCTTAAACCAATAGTTTAACACTAGCTCCATGTTACGGGCCTTGGTTTCGGCATTCTCAGGAGATTCGTTTGTCTTTGGCTTGGGTCTTACACGGATAAAGGGAAAACCAGAGAAAACGGCGGGAGTAATGATTTCAATATGAGAATAGATGAAGTTTACGCTCATCACTTCATAGTTGCGCTTCTTGTGGGGCTTGGCGGAGTAGTCGCCTTGGTAGTAACGCATATAGCGTTCGGCATCTTCTTTAAAAGGACGACGAACCTTTTCACTTCTTTTAATCTTATCTAGCCATTTGGAGGCATTTGGCACCGGAATCGGTTTTGGTTTTTTCTTTTCAGCATCAACGGCCGCTTTGTTCTTAGCAAGATCCTCTTTTGAGAGATTTGATTGCTGCTGTGCTATTTCCATGAGCTTTTTTTCGTTAATATCCACCAAAATCTCCTAAATCGAACTCAGAATTGCCATCTAGCTCGTTAAAAGTGCAAGAAAATGCGTCCGGCCTGTTCTTTTTAGCATAATCTTCATCCATTTCGTCTTCAATCGTTTTTAAAGAGGCAAATCCAGCTCTTTCATCTGCAACCACTTCAGCAGGTAGGTTTTCACTCATTAACCCGTAGCGTAAACTGTCGTAGCTGTGATCATTTCTTTTAACAATGTCCTCTTCTGGGTTCTTGGTTTCAGAATCATCTAACTTATAAACTATGTTATTTAATTCCCACCAAGTCTTGTGACACTTGGATCCAATGAAAACAAACGGGCTAGATTTCTGTCCCTCACCCCTAAAGTTAAACATTGAGTTTAGCCTGGAAAGACCTGCAATCCTGTCGTTATTTGCCCTTTGAAACTTATAGATTCCTTCCTTTTCAAGAAGGTCAACCACGCTCATAAGAGTTCCATAGGACTTTTGATTGTTCTCTTTAGAGACAAGCACGTTCTGACTTTTGTTAAACATGGATGGATCGGCCGTTATAAATTTGGCCCTTGGATAGTAAGGGTGCTTTAGAAAGTATTCAGCAAGAGCAACGTACCCTCCCTTAAGATCCTTTACTGGCTTGTAAAACTCATCAAACGTCCAGAACCTTCGATGCTCGTCTATGGCGTGCCAAAGGATGGCGGTTGGGTTTCTAGCACCATAGTCCATGGAAACAATAATCTTCCAGTGAGAGGGAATTGGAAACGGGGGATCTCTTCGATAAATCTTTTCGTTATTCTCTAAGAATGGAAAAGCCTTGGTTCCAGCCTTTGATTCAAAGTTGATTTCATACTCTCGCTCAACCTGGTCATCTCTTAAGCCGGAAGTGGCTTTGGTGTACCACTCGTCGCTTCTCTTGTCGGGATCAGATGTGTAGTGGCAAGCAACAACGACGAACTCGTTCTTGGCGTTCTTCCAAGCTCGCATTCCATCAATAACAGGAAAAGGCGCATCTAGCGCCGATTCGGGAGGCTCTATCGATATTTCACGATATTTGCGAAGAGACATTTTTAGTCTTCGTCTTCTTCTAACTCTACGGTTCTATTGGGGCTCTGCTCAATGTTCATCATCCCGCTCTTTTTGGGGCCAAGCTTAGGATTCTTGCGCATTACATTGTGCATACCAACACCCTTTAGGCGTGAAAGTTCGTCCATTTCTTTATCGGACTTCATCTTTAGCTTGTAGTGTTCTGGAGGATTGCTTACTTGATCCTCTACATCGTATTCGTATTTAAATTCTGGCCCCATGTGCTTGCGGCCCTCTTCTTCAAAGCGCTTAATTAGCTGCTCATCCTTAGATGGCTTAAGCTGTGTTGGCCCTTTTGGGCCTTCCATTCTTGGGCTTCCCTTTATGTGAGAGGGAAGTGCTGGGCCAACGCCCTTATTTCCCGTATCAACCATTGGCTGTTCTTCACCAATAGAGGAGGGAATAAGCATTCCTGCGGCTGTCATTCCGGCCACTCTTCCAAGACCAGATGCTGCGGCTTCAGGAAGTGCTGCGGCCCCAAGTGGTTCGGCAATCTTCATCTGTCTGCCTCCTCGTGGGAGATCTCTTTCAAGTGGTGCAAACTCAGAGCGTGGCGCTGGAGGTGGTGTTCCTGCGCTCATTTCTTCAGTAATTGGAGGAGGAGTTCCTGCTCGCATTTTAGCGTTAGTAGGGGGAGGCCCAAGATCTCTCTCGGCCATCTTTTGTGCCAATCGCTCTTTAGCAATTTTTTCCATTCCACCAGAGTCGTAAGTTTTGTAGCCATCGTTTTCGTAAACGGTAGAAATCTTGTCTCCTCTTGGCATGGCCTTTTTAGGGGAAGCCTTGGAGAGCTTTTTCATTCCCTTGGAATCATATGTCTTGTAACTTGGCATATTACTTCACCATCTTTTTAGGGGAGTATTCTTTTACCTTGTCCATGAGCTTTTCATCGGCGCTTTTTTTAAAGGCTTTTTTCTTGGTAATTTCCTTAGAGGCCGCAACTCCAACGGTTTCTGGAGAGGTGCCGCCATTTACTTTGCCAACTTTAATTTGTGCTTTCTTGCGAACCATTTCACCGTCACCGAACTTCATCTTCATAGGACTCCTTTAAAAGTGGGAGGATGGACGACCAGACGAAGATCCATATGTCCCTTTCTGCCTAAGGAGCGGCGGAATGAAAACGCCGTTCGCTGGTCGCAGATCGTGCAGCCCATACAGCTAACACGACATTCTAAGAATATAATAATTACTGATCAAAAACAAGACGAGAAAAGTCACCTGGGGACGCGCTACTAACAAGCGTTAATCTTCCTGAATCTCCAAGTGCTGGTTTTGCTGCAGCCACAGATTCTTGAAGATTGTCTGTAAAGGCAGCCTCATCAATAAATGCTCCAGTTAGGGTTTTTTGACGAAATGCGGCCGACCCTTGGGGAACCGCAATAATTGTAGATCTTGATCTTGGAAATGCAGCATTACAATAAGTGTACTTCATGGGCTGCCACTCCTTCTGCCAATCGGGCAAGCGCTCCCACATTGTTAAAACCCTTCTAAGATTTACATCAGAATCAAGCTCGTTCTTACATTGAAAAACGGTATAGCGAGATGGATGAAACATGGAGTTATGCAGATAAAGGCCAGTGAACAGCCAGGTAAAGGAGAGCTGTCTACTTTTTGGGCAAAGGAGCTTTAGGGTGTTCAGCCAGTAGTGAGTCACTATCTGAAGATGTGGCTTGTTGGGAAAGGGCTGGAACGGGTTGTCTGGTTCTTGCGCGTCCTCTGTTAGAACCCAGTGGGTTAGCCAGTGCCATGGATCTGTCTTGCACTTCGCTAGTTCTATCTCCCTTGCTCTCACTGCCTCCTTGGTGTTCGATTGTAACAGGCTCAGCCACTCGAGACTTTCCGGACTTCCCCACACCTCGTAGTTCTGATAAAAGTCTTGCGCGTTCTTCATGAAAGTCTCCAATTGAGATATGAGAAAAATCTGTATTGATGGTGATATGCATGGGCTTAGAGTCTTCTTTGATAACGCCCTTGCTCTTGGCCATGTCCTTCCAGAAGTTGTAATTGCCTTGAACGGCATGAACCATTCCAACGGCGTGTAGAAGCTCAGCGTCCTTATCGGGAGCATACTGATCGATCATCTCTTCAAGCCATCCACTAAAGGAGGAGCCGTAGTCACAGCGCCAACGAGATACAGCCTGGGGGGTGATGCCAACTTCGTGAGCAACCTCACTGTCGGTCATGTGGGCGTTTTTGGCCTTGCACATGGCGAAAAGAATTTGCTTCGCTGTTGGGCAGAAGGTTTCTATTACATCGCCGTTTTTCCCGAATGTTTTATCTAAAACTTTTCGCATGACTTTATAATACTATACTTTCTTGAGCTTTTCCATTGATACACGCTTTCGCATCTCTTCAAGGTCTGGCTTGGCGTTTCTTTGTTTGGCTATTTCTCTAATCTTTTCAATTGGAAGATATCCACGCGCTCTTTTTTGTGGCTTTTTGTTTGGGTGCCTATATCCCTTTTGGCCTTTTTCTGGAAGCTTAATGCCATCTATATATTTTCTGCGATCTTTAATCTTTTCAACACAAGAATAAAAGCTCTGCTGATCGTAAGCAACAACGCGAACAATAAGGTATCCCTTAGAAGATATGATTCTATCTTTTATTGCATCATGACGCTTCTGGTCTTCTCTTAAATGATAAGAGCCATCAACTTCAATAACATATTTGTATTTCATGTTTATGATGTCTGCAATAAATCCAAACCTGGCATAGTTTTGTTTATCGTATTGGTCAACAAGCCCAAGGGAACTCCACTTATCCCAGAACCATTTCTCTGACTTTGGAAGAGAGGCATTAAGGTCGCAAGCAAGTTTTTGAAGATCATTTCTAGATCGTCTAACAAATCTTCTCATTCTGTATTCTCCTATGTACAAATTAGCACAAGAGAGTAACAATGTTAAGATAGAAACCACTATTGCTCGACCAGCAAACAACGGTCTTATGAGTGGGGGGCTTTTAACAAGGATCCAAAGGAATTGTTAAGAGTAGGTATGTTGGGCCAATCGGAGACTAGAGTTAATGCTAACCATTCTCTAGCAACCCGAGTAGACAGGGGAGTATCCACCTCTACAAAGCCAGCAAGCTGTAACCAAGAATACAGCTAAATCAGATATACTCTACTTTCATCTAAATGATGGGTAGGGTTCCTTTGTCTTCTCCCCAATCCGATAGCTACCGCTAAACCACGCAGTACCATTCATCGGATTCAATACAGCTTTTAAGACAGAACAGCCGCCCCTGGCGGTTTCTTATATGCGGTGGCCAGTCGGATCTCTGGTTGTTGATTGAATCTGTCAAAAAAGGTCGATCTCAAAATACGAAAAAATTGTGAGCTGTTGCATGCCCCCGCATCCCTCAGTGCTTGGGTGGTGTGTGGGTGGGGTGGTGGATGATTGATAGCTGCGACACACCAAGACTAATGATTGTGTAGGTTTCTTAACGATTGTTAGCTGATGGTTGCCACGCAGTTAGGGCAGCCTAGTGTAGCACAGTGGTATTGATAGTCAACACATTAATATTACTTAGGAATGTTAGGATCTCTTAGCAAGAGGAGCATAGGACATGACGCAATCGCACCTCTATATATATGTAGCTCGGTGAAATAATCGGGGGGGGATAGTGAGGCAGTGAGCGCTAGCAATTGCCTTATGGTAGAGTATTGTTACCCTATTGATTGACACTGCAGCGCTCTGGTCCAATCAAAGCCTCTATATATAACGCATCCTACCTGTAACATAATCGACACAGTGTCAAATAGTCACCGATCAATAAGATCTACCGCACAAAAGCGCACAAGATATTTTGAAAAGCGCACAGTATATATATAAATCACATTCTCTTGATAAAAAGAATCAATAGTATTGACTTTATAAAGATAGCTTGCTAGTGTTCTTCTTAAGGAGAAACACGAAATGAAAACAGAAACACTAAAATTAATAGTAAATGCTTTTAATACCGCATCGAGAGATGAAACAAGGCTTAATCTTTGCGGAGTA